TCACGCTCCAGCAATGTATATAGCCCCTGATCTTTACGCTGATATACAACCTCCTAAACCTGATCAGCCAGTAGAACTTCTAAATGCTTTAAACGAGGTAGGAGAGGAAGTGAAAAAGGATGATGGAAAAAGCGACGAGCAAGCCAATTCCAATGTAAGTAATCAAAATCAAACCTCCAATATTGATGGACAGTTTATTGCAGAAGTTTTACCCTGCCCACCATTAGATACACTTGCTAAAACTCCTATTGGTTCATTAGGTAAAGGCGGCCTTGCAAGGATAAAAGGTTGGAGAAGAGATCAGGTTACAAATAAATGTGAGACGGTGTGGGAAGGTTTAAACCCACTTGAAATAGCAGGGAATTATTCTCCTCCCGTTCCTTTACTGGTTTCAACATCTGCAATAGCTGTGACAAGCATTTTGGCAGTAGGTACTCTTCAACCCTACATAAAAATCGTTCAACGTCAGATTCAAAAACAAATAAAGAAACGGTCTAAGGTCTTGGCTAAGAAATTATTTAAGAAGAAGGAGAAGTTATTGTCCCTTTCTGAAAGGAGAAA